GATGAGTTCGCATTCATCCCGAATCACATTGCTGATGATTTCTTTGCTTCCGTTTATCCAACTATTACTTCTGGACAGAGCACCAAAGTAATTATTGTTTCTACCCCAAGGGGTATGAATCACTTTTATCGTATGTGGCGTGAGTCTGAAAAGGGTAAGAGTGATTATGTTCCAACTGAAGTTCATTGGTCTGAAGTACCTGGTAGAGATGAAGCTTGGAGAGAGCAGACTATTGCCAACACATCAGAACAACAGTTTAAGATTGAGTTTGAGTGTGAATTCTTAGGATCTGTTAATACTCTTATTAATGCAGCAAAACTCAAAAATCTAGTATTTGAAGATCCATTACAAAGAAATGCTGGATTAGATGTATATGAACAACCAATACCAGATCATACTTATATGACAACAGTTGACGTTGCTCGTGGATTGGGTAACGATTATTCTGCCTTTATTGTTTTTGATATTACAAACTTCCCATATAAGGTTGTAGCAAAGTATAGGAATAATGAAATTAAACCTATGCTATTTCCTAATATCATACATGATGTGGCAAAAGGATATAATGAATCATTCGTATTGGTAGAAGTAAATGATATTGGAGATCAGGTTGCAAGTATACTTCAATATGATTTAGAGTATGATAATCTTCTTATGGCATCCATGAGAGGAAGAAATGGTCAGATTGTTGGACAAGGATTCTCTGGCAAGAAATGTCAGTTGGGTGTAAGAACAACTTCAGCAGTTAAGAAGTTGGGTTGTTCTAACTTGAAGACCATGCTTGAAGATGACAAGATATTAGTTAGTGATTATGAGATTATATCAGAACTAACTACCTTTGCTCAAAAGCACAATTCATTTGAAGCAGAGGAAGGTTGTAATGATGACCTTGCTATGTGCCTTGTTATATTTGCTTGGGTATGTGCCCAAGATTATTTTAAAGAAATGACTGACAATGATGTTCGGAAAAGACTCTATGAAGAACAGAAGAATCAGATAGAACAGGATATGGCTCCATTTGGATTTGTTGCCGATGGTCTAGATGATTCTAGTTTTGTTGATGCCGATGGAGATATGTGGCATACTGATGAGTATGGTGACAGAGCATATATGTGGGACTATAGGTAATGGATTTTGAAGATCAGTTAGGTCTGGAACATTTATTATTAAAAGAACGAAAATGTAGATCCTGTGGAAAGATAAAAGATTTAATGGAAGATTTCTATCTAACTCGTAAGAATAGAACATATCCATCAGCATATTCTTATGAATGTAAAGTATGTACAATAAAGAGAATAGTTAATAATAGGAAACCTAAAAAGAAGAATATTGATTGGCAATACCCTGATTGGTAATGTTCACGCACCGTTTCCCCGATGGAAAAGGGGGTTTGAATAAATAATATCAGAAATAATCTGAGAATTCGGAGACAGAAAAGATGCCACTAAATTTAGCATCTCCTGGTATTGTTGTAAGAGAGGTTGATCTAACAATTGGGCGAGTTGATCCTACAAGTGGATCTGTCGGAGCATTGGTAGCACCATTTGAAAAGGGACCTATAGGAGATCCACAACTTATCGAGAGTGAAGAAGACTTACTTCAAACTTACGGTAAGCCATACAGTACAGACAAGCATTATGAGCACTGGATGGTTGCTTCATCTTTTCTTGCTTATGGTGGAACAATGCAAGTTGTTCGAGCAGACGATACTGGTTTAAGGAGTGCGACTGATGATGGAGATGATATCAAAATCAAAAGTGGCGAACACTATCAGCAATTAGGATATGACGAGGAAGCTTATTCTAGTTGTATAGTTGCTGCTAAAAATCCAGGATCATGGGCAAATGGTATAAAGGTAGTAGTCGTTGACGGTCTTGCTGATCAAGTTCTTGGTGTTAGTACTGCCTTTGTTCAGACAGGATCTGTAGTAACTCAAGACGTTCCAGATGATGCTGTAGCAGTTGGTGTTGGTGGAACAACTCCACTAGATGGAAACTTTAAAGGTACTGTTACTGATATTGGAACAGGAACTATTTCAGTTAAATTAACACATCACGTTTCTGCTGGTGGAGTAGTAACAAATGTAGACTACGCAGATGCTGGTGTTTATAAGTTTGGATCTGCTAAGAATCTCGGTATTACAACCGCAGGTCAGTCAGTAGCATGGACATCTAATTTAGATGTAACTGGTGTTAGTGATTGGTTTGAAGCACAAAACATTAATATAACTGGTGGTGCTATTATTGAGTGGGATGCTTTAGCATCAAGACCTGGCACTTCAGCATATGCTGCTGAAAGAGGTGCGAGATTTGATGAAGTTCATGTTGTTGTAATTGATGATCTAGGAGAAGTTACAGGTAATGCTGGAACAATTCTTGAGAAGCATTTATCACTATCTAAAGCAAAAGACGCAGAGTTCTCTGTAGGAAGTTCTTCTTACTGGAGAAAGTATCTAGAAATTAATTCAAATTACATATTTGGATTAAGTGGTCCTAAGTCAATAGTAGGTCAGTCAGCAGTTGGATTAGCAACAGTATCTCATAGTGGTGCTAGTAACAACTATGATCTTGATACTAATTGGGATCAGGATGCCAGTTCAATTATTTTTGCTGGTTCAGGTAATAATCAACTTACTTTACAAGGTGGTTTAAATTACGGTGGTAAAACTACTATCACTTCAATCGGTGCTCTAAACGCTGGAGTCGGTCCTATTGTTTCAGGTTTAACTTTATTTGAAAATAAAGAAGAAACTGAAGTAGACTTTATTCTTCAAGGATCTGGAAGTTACAATCAATTTGATTGTGCTGCTTTAGCAAATAAGTGTATCGCTGTAGCAGAAGCAAGAAAAGATGCTGTAGCATTTGTATCTCCATACAGAACAGCATTTATCAACGATAGTGCTAATAAGAATACAAACACTGACGCAGTTAATGATATCGATACCATTACTGAGAATGTAAAGGGATTCGCTGGTAACATTACTTCAACAACATATGGTGTAATCGATAGTGGTTACAAGTATATGTTTGACCGTTTCAATAACACATTCAGATATGTTCCATTAAATGGCGACATTGCTGGAACTTGTGCTAGAACAAGCATCGAACAATTCCCTTGGTTCTCACCAGCAGGAACAGCAAGAGGTGCGGTTCTTAACGCAGTTAAATTGATATACAATCCAGGACAAAAACAGAGAGATATACTCTATACAAATAGAGTTAACCCTGTTATTAACTCTCCTGGTGCTGGAATCGTATTATTCGGTGATAAGACAGCATTTGGAAAATCATCAGCATTTGATCGTATCAACGTTCGTAGATTATTCATCTACCTCGAAGATGCTATTTCTGCTGCTGCTAAAGATCAACTCTTTGAGTTCAACGATGAAATTACAAGGACTAACTTTGTAAATATCATTGAACCATTCCTAAGAGATGTTCAATCAAAACGAGGTATATTTGACTTCGTAGTTATTTGTGATGAGACTAACAACACAGCAGCAGTTATTGATTCTAACGAATTAGTTGCTGACATCTTCATTAAGCCTGCACGTTCTATCAACTTCATTGGTCTTACCTTTGTTGCTACAAGAACTGGTATTGCTTTTGAAGAAGTAATCGGTTCCGTTTAATTAGAGGTTTAAAAAACAATCATGGCTAGAAACCAAGTTAATCCACCACCATTAAGGACTATTTCCAACTTCAAGAGTAAGTTGACAGGTGGTGGTGCTCGTGCCAATCTGTTTGAAGTTGTCCTCACTTTCCCTGATGCTGCTCAACCAGATTCAGATGTCCTTGAAAAAGCAAGATTCTTAGTAAAGGGTGCTAATTTACCAGCATCCAATGTTGCTCAGATCGATGTTCCTTTCAGAGGAAGGATTCTTAAGATTGCTGGAGACAGAACATTTGATACATGGACTGTTACTGTAATCAACGATACTGACTTTGCTATTCGTTCAGCATTTGAAAACTGGATGAATACTATCAATCGTCTTTCAGATAACACTGGTTTAGTTAATCCAGCAGATTATCAGGCAGATGCTTATGTCTATCAGTTAGATCGTGACGGATCTTCTTTAAGATCGTATCGTTTCTATGATACATTCCCAACTCAGGTTGGACCTATCGAACTTTCCTACGATGCTCAAGGAATTCAAGAATTCACTGTTGAACTACAAGTTCAATATTATGAAGCAATTAAGGGAACAGGTCCAAATGCGGGTGGTTCTAACATCAACTAAATAGAACATAAAGAGACTAACATTATACTATGGCAAAACTTTTCGGGTTTTCAATTGAGGAAACACAAAAGAAATCCACTTCGATAATCAGCCCTGTTCCCAAGAACAATGAGGATGGGGTTGATAATTTTATATCAAGTGGATTTTATGGTCAATATGTAGATATTGAAGGTGCGTATCGTTCTGAATATGATCTAATAAAAAGATATAGAGAAATGGCATTACATCCAGAAGTGGATGGTGCTATTGAAGATGTAGTAAATGAAGCAATAGTTAGTGACTTATATGATTCTCCTGTAGAAGTTGAGTTATCAAATCTAAATGCTACAGAAGGTATAAAGAAAAAAATTAGAGAAGAATTTAGATATATTAAAGAATTAATGGACTTTGATAAGAAGTCTCATGAAATTTTTAGAAATTGGTATGTTGATGGTAGAGTATTTTATTTAAAAGTTATTGATACCAAAGCACCACAAGAAGGATTACAGGATTTAAGATATATTGATCCTCTTAAGATGAAGTATATTCGTCAAGAGAAGAAAAAACCAGGTGATGGTAATCCAGCAATACAGGTTAGAAAGAATGATGATTCTGTTCCCAATCCTGAATTTGATGAATTCTATCTTTATACACCTAAAGTTGTACACCCAACTTCAATGATTGGGCAGATGGGTGGCAAGAATGCTATCAAAATTTCTAAAGATTCAGTATGTATGTGTACTTCTGGTCTAGTAGATAGAAATAAGAACAGAGTTCTTTCTTATCTACACAAAGCAATTAAGGGTCTTAATCAACTTAGAATGATTGAGGATTCTCTTGTAATATACAGAATATCAAGAGCACCCGAAAGAAGAATATTTTATATTGATGTAGGTAATCTACCAAAAGTAAAAGCAGAACAATACCTAAAAGAGGTGATGTCTCGCTATAGAAATAAGTTAGTTTATGATGCGAACACAGGTGAAGTTCGTGATGATCGTAAATTTATGAGTATGATGGAAGATTTCTGGTTGCCTAGAAGAGAAGGTGGTCGGGGAACTGAAATAACAACTCTACCTGGCGGTCAGAATTTAGGCGAATTATCTGATGTTGACTATTTCCAAAAGAAACTTTATAGGGCGTTAGGTGTTCCTGAATCTAGAATCGCTGCTGAAGGTGGTTTTAATTTAGGACGTTCATCAGAAATACTGAGAGATGAACTTAAATTTGCCAAGTTTGTAGGACGTTTAAGAAAGCGTTTTGCGAATATGTTTAATGATATGCTTAAGACACAGTTAATTCTTAAGAATATTGTTACTCCAGAAGATTGGAAGAGGATGGAAGATCATATTCAATATGACTTCATTTATGATAATCAATTCGCAGAACTTAAAGAGTCTGAATTGATGGAAGGTAGATTGGGTATGCTTGCTACAATCGAACCTTATATTGGTAAGTATTACTCTACAGAATATGTTCGTAAGAGAGTATTACGTCAAACTGATATGGAAATAGAGGAAATTGATATCCAGATTGAAGATGAAATTCAAAAAGGAATCATTCCAGATCCATCAACACTTGATCCTATAACTGGTGAACCATTACCTCAAGAAGATCCAATGGCAATGGGTGAACAACCAGTAGATCCAGATTTAGAAGCACAGGGTCAAATTACTGACGCAGAATACCAAAAAGATACCAAGACAGCCGAGTTATAAATATAGTTATTACTATATCTTAATCTAATGGAAGACATTGTGAATCTGATTGCTACAGATGCTTCTGCAGCTGAAATTTCAGATCAAATTAAGGATGCTTTGTTTAATAAGTCTGCCGAGAAAATTGAATCTTTGAAACCTAATGTTGCAAATTCTTTCTTTGGTGATCAAGCACCTCAGAATACATTTGTTCCAGATGAACAAGTTTCAAGTGAAGAAGAACCTACTGAACAAGAAGAATGAAACTGATCACAGAAGAGATTTCTAACGTAAAAATTATTACTGAAGGTAAGGGGTCTAGTAAGACTCTTCATATCGAAGGTGTATTTTTACAAGGAGGCATTAAAAACCGTAATGGTAGAATGTATCCTACAAGTACTCTCTGCAATGAAGTGAAAAGATACAGTGAGAATTTTATCGGTAAGGGTCGTGCTTTAGGAGAGTTGGGTCATCCCGAAGGTCCTACAGTAAACCTTGATAGAGTATCTCATAAGATTACATCTTTGGTTCAAGAAGGTGATAATTTTGTAGGAAAAGCAAAATTACTTACAACACCGATGGGTAAAATTGCCACTTCATTGCTTGGTGAAGGTGTTATGTTAGGCGTTTCTTCTCGTGGTGTTGGTTCACTTAAAGAAGATCATACAGGCACAAAAGTTGTAGGTGAAGATTTTCAGTTAGCAACTGCTGCTGATATCGTTGCCGATCCTTCTGCTCCAGATGCATTTGTAAATGGAATCATGGAAGGCAAAGAGTGGGTTTGGGAAGGAGGACTTCTTCGTGAACAACTCGCAGAGAAAACAAAGAAAGCTATTAATACATTAGCTGGTCAAAGTGCTTTAGAGGAGCACAAGTTGGGACTATTCAACAATTTTCTAAATAACCTCTAAGCTAAAGATAAGTTAAGAAATCTATAAATAAGTATAGATTCTAACAGATCTAGTACAATCCGTCCGTTGGGAACAAATAACACGACATGGAAAACCTCGAAGAAAACGTAGTAACTAAGGGTGCAGCTAAGGCCGATCCAGCTCCAGCTGGTGTCCCAGTTGAAGACCTTGGTGGACCTACTCCTGAAAATTATCGTCCAGACGATAATTCTGCACAACTTAAAGATCCTTCTGCTACATTAAAGCAGGTACAGGATGTTGTAAACTCTAAGGCAACTAAAGCAGAAGAAGCAACTCCAGAAGGAGATGTTGTTTCTGAAGAAGAAGTAACTACTGATGAAGTAGTGTCTGAAGAAGAAGCAACTACTGATGAAGTGGTAGCAGAAGAAGAGACAACAGAAGAAGAAGTTGTTTCCGAAGAAGAAACTACTGAAGAAGGAACAATCGCAGAAATTAATGTTGAGGAAGACCTCAAAGCATTAATCGAAGGCGAAGAACTTTCAGAAGAGTTTCAGGACAAAGCAAGGACAATTTTTGAAACAGCAATTAAGACTAAAGTTGAAGAGATCAAAGAAGAACTTCAAGAGTCTTATGCTACTGCCCTTGTAGAAGAACTAGAAACCATCAAAGGTGGTTTAATAGAAAGAGTCGATGGCTATCTTGAGTATGTTTCCGATGAGTGGATTCAAGAAAACGCACTCGAAGTAGAAGCAGGACTCAAAACAGAAATGACCGAATCGTTCCTAGAAGGAATGAAGGGTCTATTTGAAGAACATTATGTAACAATCCCTGAAGACAAATATGATGTACTTAATAGTATGGTAGATAAACTTGATGAAATGGAAGGAAAACTCAATGAGCAGATTGAGCGTAATGTAGCTCTTAATCGTAGATTAGCTGAGTCAACCGCAGATGTAATTTTTGCGGATGTAACTGAAGGTCTTGCAGACACTCAGAAAGAAAAACTCTCTACTCTTGCCGAAAATGTTGAGTTTGAAAGTGAGTCAGACTATCGTGAGAAACTTGGTACTTTAAAGGAATCTTATTTCCCTATAAAAGGCACAAGTGCTCCAAAAAGCACTTCTGAAAACTTATCAGAAGAGGTTTCTACTGACGAAGTAGCATCACAGGAAGTAAATCCTACGATGCAAGCCTATCTTGGTATGCTTTCAAGAGCAGCTAAAAAGTGATTTCTAAATTATTAATTCAAACAAACAAAGGTAAAAATTCAAATGCAGATGTACAATTCTGAGCATCTACAGGAGAAGTGGGCACCGATCCTAGACTATGATGGTCTAGATCCAATTAAGGACGCACATCGCAGATCCGTAACCGCAATCCTGCTCGAAAACCAAGAAAAAGAATTACGTGAAGAGCGTAGTTTTCTTTCCGAAGCTCCAACAAACAGTACCGCATCAGGTGCGAACGCAGGTTTCTCTGCTGACGCTGCTGCTGGTGGTCCTACTGCTGGTTTCGACCCCGTTCTAATTTCTTTAATTAGACGTGCAATGCCAAACTTGGTCGCTTATGACCTTGCTGGTGTTCAACCAATGAATGGTCCTACTGGACTAATCTTCGCAAT